CCACTCAAAGAGACAACCAAGATAGATGTTGATACCATGCGGCTGGTAGCAGTTGATGGGGCTACAGCATTGGAAGGAGCTAAGCCATGACTTCTATTAGCCCTAGGGGACATGACCCCGCTGAAAGACTACGCCCTCACGCCTACAGAGATATGGTATCTATATCTGAGTTGAGTAAGGTATTCCCACAAGTTGATCCTAATGATGCATGTGGTGAGTATAGCCAAACACACCGGACTAGGATACACGTGTGGGTGGAGGAGCTGTGCGCTAAGTTACGGTGTGATTGGGGGTACGATGAAACCCGTGGCCGTGGGCGTGTATACCTGTATCACACTGATGACGTATACGCTATGGGGTACGTGGCGATTGGCTATAAGCAAGGGGTTATTAAGTATATAGTACAGTCGCGCACCATAAGGAACGAGCGGTACGGTACTGGCAACTACCAATATAACGTGGTGAGCACTAAGCTAAGCCCTCAAGCTATGAAGAACGCTAAGAGGTACTTGACTCCCATCACACCCCAAGAAATGTTTGTTATAAGCTATGACAGGTATGAACACTCCAAGAGGTCGGTCAAGTACGTCATAGGCCAGAAAATAAACGACCGGCTGGATAAATTGGGGGTAGGTACTAATGCGATTGGCATGGTGGGAGGTACTAATGCGAGTGGCATGGCGGCAGCAAATAAATGTATAGCGCTCGAAGAGCTGATAGCCCTAAACGAGCGGGGACATGACTTCCTCGACCCGAACACGCCGGTAGAAATTAACGCTATTGCGGAGGAAATGAAGGACTACAGACAACTACATGGCGGTGAAGAAGATGTTTTTTACTGCATTAAGGGTGACGTGGTGTACAGCCTAGCAGGAGGGGATGTATATAACATGTACCCAACCTACAAAGTAGACCGACACACGTGGGGGGAGTTGAGTGAAGAAGTACAGGGTAAGCTGTCATCCCTATCTATACTCGAAGATAGCGGCTACGTAGTTGGGTTGGGGTGTGTGGGGGTGGCAAATTCCGTCTTCTATGTTAGCCCCTAATCATAACTTTCCCGACACGGTACACCGTGTTTCAGTACGTGAAGACACAGCTACTGTCGATGTACTAACTTTAGGTATGGGTAGAGTTGACGGCCTCTCGGATGGTGTCTATACTATGGATCAACTGCCCACCCATATAAAAGAGAAATTGGCGGTGTTATCTATAATTGAGATTGTAGACCCAGAATATGACCCTACCTCACCTAATGAAAGCATTAAGGGTGTAGGGAAGAGAATTAGTGAGTCTGTATATTGGATATATGAGGATTAGTATGAGTAATGTTGAAGTGCTTATTGCAGTCGCGTTTGTATGTTTTATTTGGTTCCTGTTGGTACACATGTGGCTGTATAAACTAGAAGAGACACGGGTGTGGAACCGCAAACGAGTACTGGAACGGAGGGCAAAACGTGATACGAGCGAGAACAAGAAAGATTATTGAGGCTGCTATTGAGCAAGGTATTGAGATTGGGTACGAGAAGGCGCACAAACACACCGATGACCCAAAAATGCACCACATAAAAGATATGATAGAACAAGCCATATGGTTTAACATTGACGAAGTATTTATTTTTGAGGAAGAGACAGATGAATAAGCAAGAAATTAAAGATAAGATCGAAGACGCACACGCTACTGCTGATAGACTACTGACGCAGGACGAGCTTAGAACTAAATGGAATAAGGTGACGCACTACATGGGTGAACCTGTTGGTGTGATAACACGCTGGCATGTGGTAACTGTAACGGGGCTGTTGGTGTTAGCGTTCTGGTCGCCATTCTCAAGTGCCGCTTGTAGTATGCAGGAAGACAGTTGGGGTAACAGTAAATACACATGCCACAATGGTAACTCTGGCTCATTGACCACTGACTCGTGGGGTACTACGCGTGACAGCCGTACAGGTACTACGTACCAGACTGACGCTTGGGGAACTACTCGTGGCTCTGATGGTACTAGCTTTAAGACTGACGCATGGGGCACAACTCGCTACAACGATGGCACTACGTCACAGAAAGATGCTTGGGGTACTACGCGCCACAGTAATGGTACAACCTGTACGACAGACAACTGGGGCACAACGAGGTGTAACTAATGAAGTGGGGACAAACACACGGTGGGAAGGGGGACGTTCCTCGACCCACCAATAAAAAGAAGTTCGACGATAACTTCGACCGTATCTTCGGTAAGAAGCAGGTCACTGGTATCACAGAGGATGACAAGCATGGCGATGACACCGGAAGCAAAAGTAAAAAAGGAAGTGGTGAAGCAACTAAAGGCTCTTGACGCATACTACTTTTTCCCCGCCACTGGCGGTTATGGTAAGTCTGGCGTACCTGACGTGGTTGGGTGCTACAACGGTAACTTCTTTGGTATCGAATGTAAGGCGGGTAAGAACACACCAACAGCTTTACAGGAGATGAATCTCAAAGAGATAGCAAACAGTGGTGGTATATCTTTGGTAATCAATGAGAAGAATGTAAAGTATGTATCACAGATTCTCACTGGTAGGTATGCACACCCCGACCAAGTGGGTAACAAACCTATAGAGGAACAAATATGAGCGTTAATATAAATATGGCAACCCCCGAACAGTGGGACGCGCTACGTAAGAAGCACCCTTCAATCGTAGATAAGTATGAAGACTTCTTTGATAAACCTGCGGGAGATATGCAGCAAGATTATTTAGAATACCCCTCGGTCGATGATGGCGATTGCCCTGTGGAAGATATGGTCAACAACCCTAATCACTACAATACCGGAAGCGTTGAGTGCATAGAAGCGATAAGAGAATCCATGTCTCCTGTATCATACAAGGGCTACCTGAAGGGTAACGTACAGAAATACGTTTGGAGGTACGAGCATAAGGGCAACGAGATACAGGACTTGCGTAAAGCACGGTGGTACTTGGACAAGTTGCTAGATGCTGTGGAGGAGCTGTAATGAGTAATGATATAGAAGATAAGATATTGCAGTGGCATAAAGATCGCAACCTGATCGAAGGCTCAACAGATGGCGCTCAGTTCGAGAAGTTGTTAGAAGAAGTAGATGAGTTGCGTGGTAACATTGAACACAGCCAACCAGTGGTTGATGACATTGGTGACATCATGGTAGTGCTAGTAAACATAGCGCATCGCAACAAGCTGACCCTATGGGAATGTATGTACCATGCCTACCAAGATATTAAAGATCGTAAGGGTAAGATGATTAACGGGGTGTTCGTTAAAGAAAAGGAGGAGTAATGGATCTTATTACGTTAGATTTCGAGACGTACTACGACAAAGACTTCTCGTTACGTAAGATAACTCTTGAGAACTACATCCGCGACCCTCGCTTTGAGATAGTGGGTGTAGGTATCAAGGTAAACAATGGGGATACAGAGTGGGCATCGGGCACACATGAGGAGTTACATGACTACTTACATACGTTTGATTGGAAGAACAGCATGGTACTGGCTCACAATACTATGTTTGACGGCGCTATACTCGGTTGGCTTTTCAATATCCGTCCTCGTATCTGGGCTGATACTTTGTGCATCGCTCGTGCTTTGCACGGTGTTGAAGTGGGTGGCAGTCTTGCGGTGTTGGCTGAACGATACCGTATCGGCGAGAAAGGGACAGAAGTGCTCGACGCAATGGGACTTAGAAGATTAGACTTCTCTGAGGAACAGCTAGACAGATATGGCGATTACTGCATCAACGATGTGGAACTAACATATAAGTTATTTGCCCTCATGGGTAAGAACTTCCCGAAGAAAGAGATGCGCATCGTAGACATGACCCTACGTATGTTTATTGAACCAGTGTTGGAGTTAGACCTACCACTACTGGAAACACATCTGGTGAACGTGAAGCAGAGAAAGCTAGACCTAATAGAATCCTCTGGTGTTACCAAGACAGACCTTATGAGTAACCCTAAGTTCGCTAAGTTGCTAGAAGCACAAGGCGTTACACCTCCGAAGAAGATTAGCCTGACTACAGGCAAGGAGACACACGCGTTTGCTAAGTCTGATGAAGCGTTCAAGGAACTACTAGACCACGAGAACCCTGCGGTAGTAGCACTAGTAGAGTCTCGGCTAGGAGTTAAAAGTTCTCTTGAGGAATCACGTACAGAGAGGTTTATAGGTATTGCTAAGCGTGGACTTCTTCCGGTTCCTGTTAGGTACTACGCCGCGCACACTGGTAGATGGGGTGGGGATGACAAGATAAACATCCAAAACCTACCGAGTCGTGGTGTGAATGGTAAGGTGTTGAAGAAGAGTATCGTCGCACCGGAGGGGTACGTGTTGATTGACTGTGACTCGTCTCAGATCGAAGCACGTGTACTCGCATGGTTGGCAGGGCAGGACGACCTAGTACAAGCGTTTCTCAACAAGGAGGACGTGTATATAAAGATGGCAGCACGTATCTATGACATACCTGAGAGTGAGGTCACTGCCGAGCAAAGATTCGTGGGCAAGACTACCATCCTAGGTGCAGGGTACGGCATGGGCGCAGTACGGTTCGCCGAACAGTTGAAGACCTTTGGCACCACTATGGCACCCGCCGAGGCTAAAAGGGTAGTACAAATCTACCGAGAGTCTAACTGGAAGATCGCACAGCTATGGCGGACGGCGCAACACATGCTAGTAGCCATGTCACGTGGAGATAACTTTACGTTCGGTGCCAACGGTATTGTTGAGTGTAAGTCTAGCCGAGGTACTGCTGGTATCAAGCTGCCATCTGGGTTGTGGATGAAGTACGCAGACCTACAGTTTGAGCAAGGCGAACGTGGGCCAGAGTTTAGCTACATGACTAGGCGTGGGCGCACACGTATCTACGGTGGTAAGGTGGTGGAGAATATATGCCAAGCTATCGCCAGATGTATTATGGGTGAGCAGATGTTAGCTATCGCTAGGAAGCATAAGATTGCCCTGACGGTACACGATTCCGTGGTATGTTGTGTAGAGATAAGTGTAGAAGTTGAGGCACGTGAGTACATTGAAGCGTGTATGAATACGACCCCCGCATGGGCTGATGGGCTACCCATTGCGTGTGAGTCTGGTACTGGTAAATCATACGGAGAAGCAGGATGAGCAAAGACAAAGTTATATCAATGGAAGACTTCAAGCAAACTGAGCGTGAGTTGGCGGAGGGGACTTATGATGGGGTTCAAGGGTACACCAAGGTGTTGGTAGCGTCACATGACGGAACAATAATTACCATAGTAGAGCAGGGCGTAGAGGGTGAGCAGGGTGAAGACCAAGCGTATTCGGGTATAGCCATGGACTATGATGAGTTACTGGCAGTGATGGAACAACTGGAACTCTGCAAGGAGAAGATGGAGCAAATTAACAACGGAGAAATTGTATGAGCAAGGCATCCCCATGGTCGTTCTCAAGGATCAAATCTTTTGAGCAATGCCCTAAGAAGTTCTACCATCTGAAGGTATCTAAAGATTACCGAGAGCCGGAGACTACCGCTATGTTGTACGGTACTGCCGTACACTTGGCCGCTGAAGAATATATACGTGATGGTACACCTATGCCACAGAAGTATGCGTACGTTAAGCCTGTGCTTGACAGCCTGATGAAGTTTGAGGGGGAGTTCCTATGTGAATATGAAATGGGACTTACCGAAGACCTAGAGGCGTGCGGGTTCAAGGCTGACAACGTGTGGTACAGGGGCATCGCTGACTTGGTTATCCTGAACAAAGAAGAGAAGACTGCGTACGTTATTGATTATAAGACGAGCAAAAACACTCGCTATGCAGACAAAGGTCAGCTAGAATTGATGGCATTAGCTACCTTTAAACACTTCCCTGAAGTAGAAACAGTTAAGGGCGGCCTGTTATTCGTAGTATGTGAAGAACTAATCAAAGACGAATATAAGAAAGAAGATTCTCCAAAGCTATGGGCTAAGTGGTTAGGTGACTACAAGCGCATGGAGAAAGCCTTTGAAGCAGATGTTTGGAACGCCCACCAGAGCGGGTTGTGCCGTAACCACTGCATCGTAACTGAATGTGTACATAACGGTAGAAACTAATGCCCTATAAGAACAAAGCGGATCGCAAAAAGCAGGTCAATGCCCCCAAAGGTAGTGCGGCGCACGAAGCACGTATGGAAAGACAACGTGCGAGGCGTGCGTTCGATAAGAAGAATGGGTACGCGAAGCGCAAGGGTAAAGATATAAGCCACAATAAACTACTAAGTGAAGGTGGCAGTAACAAAGATGGCTACAAGGTAGAGTGTTCTAGCAAGAACCGAGCACGTAACGGACACAGTAAGAAATAAGTGTAGGTCGATGTGTAGTGGACGCTTAGTGGGATGCGTCATTAAACAAAGCGGTATGTCTTTGTATCCTCTGGGACTGGTGGTAACACCAACCGTAAAAATCGCACTAGCTCACATAAGGTTTGGTTAATACCTTGCATATCATCGGAACTAGCCCCGCCGGAGCGAATGGGGCCACTAAATTCAAAGCGCGTTGTGGACACCCACTTCGTGCTATTTCGTGTCGGAGCGAGTAAATGAAGATCATTGATAACAAAGCGTTGCTGTTAAGACTACGCAACCCTAAGCACGTAACAGCAGTTATACCTAAGAGTAAAGAGCTGTCTGACAACCGAGTGCTTGTGAGTTGGGGTATGGAAGAAGCTCGGGTACTTAGGAATCTGAACATCAAAGCTCCATCTCCCATACTTCGGGAGTACGAGTGGACAGGTAAGTACGACCCCTTCGATCACCAAAAGGATACGGCGGCGTTCTTTACTATGAACCAAAAGTCATTCTGTTTTAACGAGCAGGGTAC